GATCATGGGAAAAATGTAATTTTCCTGTGTCATGTGTATGGGCAACCATACCATGATGAGTAGCAGCATTTGGTAGAGCAGCAGCATTTGCATATGGTGCATGCCACTTAAGGTATCCATCATCACCATCAATATAAGTTAGTGCCGATCCTGTACCACCAGCCCAAAACTTAATGTCTCCTGTACCAGTCTGCCTAATCGTTATATTATCAGTACCGTCACAAATTAATTGATGACCATTCGTATCTAAATTAGCACTTAAAAGATTAAAATCTGCACCTCGGAATGCAGGAGTTGGTGTACTACTCCATTTAAGTACTTGTCCATCCGTTATACCAGCACCAATATCGATATGGATGTCTGTGTTATTACCTAATTTCTGATATAGTTCGTCAAAGTTGGCATTATACTTGATAGCACCGTCCCTCAGGGTGTCGCCTGTGCCATCATTTGCCGAAGAACCAATACCAACTAGCTGTTTTGCCATTTTCTTACAGTTTGTACAGTGTTATTTAGGTGGCATCGAAGGTGATACCAGTAGTATCGAAGGTAGCATTAGTACCATCGAAGTTTTCTGCCTGCTGACCACCGCCACCACCAGTTACGGTGAGGGTAGCAACGTCAGTTGTTAGAGGAGAGTTTTGTGCAGCAGGTGCACCAATTGGTCCCTCAATTACACACCTGAATTTGTATCCAGACATGTATGCCAATGCAGTGAAGGTGAGACTATTAGCAGTAGATCCTGTTAGAACAGCGAATGAATATCCACCGTCTGTAGATCTGAACCATTGATAAGTCTTAGGACCATCCTCAGGACTAATAGATGCAGTAACAGTAAATGTAACTGAGGTATTAGCAGAAACAGTAGCATTAGAAGGTTGAGCACCTATCAGGATAGTAGCAGGTGCAGTTCCACCTCCGTCACCTCCACCATCTCCAGCAGGAGCCTGAGCACCATCATTATCTGGTTTGTTGAGGGTTTCACGTGAAGTAGTTCCCATCATATAAGGGAACTGTGGATCTAATGCTCCTTCATTACCTTCTTCAGTTGCCAAGAAGTATGCATATGTACCTGTAGGATATTCTGGTGTTACACAGAATCTTCCATTATGGAAATCAAGAATACCAGTACCTTCTGCATACTCCCAATCCTGCATCAATGATCCAGCAGGAGGGTTAGCAGTAGTATTGCCGTAAGTGGGTCTGCCTGGTGCCTCTTCAGATTTAATCCTATATGAACTACTTGCTAAAACTTTAGATGATGTATTGTCCCAGGGATTACTATAAAGATAAGGTCCATACACAGGGAATCCATCAAATGCAACACCAACTATCTTAGAATGTCCGTCAGGATGACGCATATTGTCACCATTAAACTGACTAGAACCATAGTAATCATTATATCCTGCCATTACAGCATTGTTCTGCCAACACTCTAGGAAGTGTGTGTCATGGTAGTGATACTGTCCTGTATTCTCTGGGTGTCCACCACATGAGTCATCTCCAAAATCTACAGGAGAATCTTCATAGTGTGCATTCCACTGAAATCCTGTCGGTGGGTTACCACCTGCTCCAGCACTAGGATTAAAGATTGCTACACCATTAGCAGTAACACCAACAATACCTAAAGGTACATTTGATCTAGCATTTCTTTGATCAAAATACTCTAAAGTACCAGTGTAATTACTTCTACTATAATCTACAATTAACTCAAGATTACTTGATGTCTCTCTCCAAAACTCACCAGGACTAACAGTCTGACTAGTTCCTTTATATACAAATACTTGCTTCTTTTCATTGGCAGTTTGCTTATCAAAAACAAACAAAACTCTATCCCCTACTTGGATCTCACTACCCAATAAAGCATTATCTGCTACAGACAAAGGTACATCTATAAGATAACCATTCTGTGTGAATGAAGGAGTATCAAATGTACGAGCAGTACCAAATGTTCCACCTCTGAAATAGAAAGTATGCTCAAAATCCTGCTCTGTTACGGCATTAGGATTATTGTTGTTAGGGAACGTACCATACAACACTGGATTGGGGAGTCCATCCCCATCCACTGTGAGCATTTTTGTTCCTGCGTTGTATGATGACGTGGCAGCCATAGTTTCTAATTATTTATTGGAATATTTGAGTTGGTGAGAAGTTAGAAATAACTGTTGCACCAGTCTGTACCGAGAGGATTACAGAGTTAGAGTAAACAGGTGAAGCACCAGCAGCGGTTATTGCTACACGGAACTCATCACCATCATCTGCCTGTTCAGCAGAAGCAGTAGTGTAAACACTATTTGTAGCACCTGTTATGTTTGCCCATGTGGTCTCACCATACTGCTTACGCTGCCACTGGTAGTTCAGAGGAGTAGTTCCTACAGAACCATCAGATGAAAGATTAAACGTAGCGAGTACGGTAAATGCAGCCATTTGACCTTGGTTAACGGTTACGTTGGATGGTTGGGCAGTGATAGTTATATAACCATCAACAATTACAATTGGGTTACCATCAGAGTCAGTACCCTCACCTGCGTAAGTATCATAACCACCGTTCATGGCAGGACCTTCAGGTGGAGTCCAATCATCCTCAACAGTGTTGTGGATGGTGACTTCTGGTTGTGCATAACCAACACCAGCAGTCTTAACATCAATCCTCAAGAGACCCATCAACGCACGTATGCGTCCATCAAATCCAGAAGATGATATGACATCAACGTTTGGACGTGAAGTATAACCATCACCAGGAGAGGTGATAATTGCTGTTGTCATCTCACCAGAGGTTATCTCAGCAAGTGCTTCAGCACCACGACCCTTAACAGTTCCTGTGTACTCGAAGGTGATCAAAGAATTAGAAGACTCAATCAAAGCAACTTCACGATTCTCTCCTTCTCCATCGATTTGTAGGAGGTCACCTGCCTCAATCGGAGGTACGACTGTAGCAGCAATAACGTCTGCGTCAGAACCAATGTAGGAGAAAGCAACGAATGTTGATCCTGCACGAGGAACTTCAGCGAAGATAATACGTGAACCAACTAGTTCATAACCAACTCCAGGTTCCTGAATAACACCGTTTAGAGAAACAATAATGTTGTTCTCAGGAAGTATAGTACTAGAGCTAACACCTTCAGTTAGGGTTAGTGAGTAGAATCCACCTGCGTAACGTAAGTTAAAGGATGAACGTAAGGAATCAAACTCGAAGGATATATCATCCAACTGTCTAAGTTTACCAACGTAGTATCCGATAAACTCAGAACCGATTGTTGGAGGTTCAGTGAACTGGATCTGATCAGAGAATGCTGTGTATGCTTGTGTACCACCTGGAGGTTGTAGAACACCATTAGTGAATACCAATAGGTGTCCAGCAGGATCTGGGAAGTATGCTTCTCCGTTATTTGTAGTAAGTTTAAAGGATGTTTGTGAACCATCAAATCCTCTGAAGAACCTATCACAACGTCCAACAAGACCCTTAGATTGGGTGACACCAGCATACCAACCAGCATCAGACTTAATTGTAATATTGCTTGGGAAGTCTCCAACAACATCTTCCAACCAAATTCTACCTGAATCACCAGTAACTGATTTACCAGAGACCTTACCATAAGAATTGTAGTTAGTGACTGTTACACTACTCATCTCAGCGAGGATAATTGGGAAGTTATTGAGGTTCTCAAACTTACCAATTGCAGTACCACCAGCGGCTAAATCCTGAGGATCAGGTGTAACTACCTCACCTTGAGAGTTAGTTCCATATGGTCTAAGGTTTGCAATCCAAATCTTATGTGGGATGTTAGGAGTAACACTATCATCAAATGCTTGATACTTAGTGACAACAGCAGTCCAACCTGGTTCCTTAATAGTAGTACCTGCGAGGAGGTAAACTACATCACCAGCAGTAAAGTTTCCTGCATACCCACCATCACGGATGATGTTATTTACATCACATTCTATCTGTGATTCTGCATGTACATACTGGTTAAGAGTTAACTCTTCGAATCCAGTAGCAGTAATGTATGCTATATCAAGAATCTTATCAGTGATAGAACCGTAGATAACGTCACCATCAACAAAGTCATCTGCGATGGTTTCGATATCAATCGTAATACGTCCACCACTATTACCTACAAGAGAACCAGCAGAGTTTTCGTACTTAACAATATCTGCCTCAGCACTATTTCCTTTGTTAAAGACCTTCTCATCTTGCTTAAATGCACCTCTAGAGGTGTTAATTAACATACGCTCAACACTAGTACCATTAACAGTATTAGTCTGACCACTATCTACACCCTCTAAAACATCATTGTCAGAGAATGATCCAGTCATATCCTCAACGTAGATCCAACCTTCGTCTCCACCATCACCAGTTAGAACAGAAGTCTGAACAATAGTACCATTGTTAGATGTAGAACCCTGTACTTGTACAGTTTCACCATTGGTAAATCTACCAGATGCTGCGTCTACATTAAACTTCTTATAGAGTTTAACAATATTTGCTTCATTGTTCATTGTGCGAACAACTTCAGCAGAAGCATTAGAAGTAGATCCAACCAAATAATCAGCAGTGTTAAATCCAGCACTAATTGGTTGATTGTTATCTCTTACAGGAGCAACCATTGCTGGCATATTAATACCAGTACGTACAACTGTCTGTAATCTTTGCTGACCTGTTAAATTTTTATCTAGTGCAAACTGTCTATATCTTGCATCATGACGCTTCTCACGAGTAATCTCAAAGAAGTCTGCCTCAGCATTAAGAACATAGTAGTATGTCTGATCCTGTAAATTAGGATCTAGATCCTGAGAAGCAGGAATATATGCAAGAACATCACCACGTGAGAAGAAG